AAAATTGCAGATGTTCTTAAGAGAATTGTCGACGAAACCAACGAAGATATTGAATACTTTAAACAACAATTAAAATCTCACAATATTACAGTGTTTCAAGCATCACCTAAAGAGCTAGGATATAAAGATAGCATACTGGACTATGTGGATGTTAACGGCAAATTAGGTTACGGCAGTGACAATCCAGACTTTGTCAAAGATAGTCTAATACCAACAAGCCCACTACAGGTTCGTGATGATGCAGTTACCATGGGTAATAAAATTCTAGTTACTGATAAAACATTCGAAGTAGCTGGTTACACTAAAAAATTTGTAGAATGGTTTGGGGAGGATCAAGTAGACCTGAGTATCTATAACGGAAACTATAAATTTTATCAAACGGAAGAATGTTTAGATAGATATATTAAAGATAGAAACTTAGGTAGTGGTATTAGTGACTTTACCCAAGATCAAAAACAACAACTGATAGAAGAACATACCTTACAAGGATTTTGCAGTCCCAATCTAACCAGAGTCGGTAAGAAGTGTCTAGTTGATTTAAATCAAACTCCCACGCTGATAGATTTTTTAAAAGAAAAATATCCAAAATTTGATTATGCACCTTTAAATCTGGGCGGTCACAACGATAGTATTTTCAGTGTGTTAAAACCCGGACTTGTTGTATCGGGTCCCTGGTTTAAAGGATCGGAAAGTGCTTTTAAAGATTGGGAAATTATTTACTTTAATGACGCTCGATGGGATCATGTGCGTGAATGGTTAGACTTGCGTAGCAAAAACAAAGGCAAGTGGTGGGTACCAGGTGAAGAACAAAATGATCAATTTACGCATTTTGTAGAATCTTTCTTGCCCGACTGGACTGGCTTTGTTGAAGAAACAATATTTGATATCAACAGTTTAGTGATTGATGAAAAGAATGTTGTGATCAACAGCAACAGCCCTAATTTAATTAAACTGTTGGAAAGCAAAGGAATCAATCCCATTGTGTGTCCGTTAAGACACAGATTCTTTTGGGATGGAGGATGGCACTGCTTGACTCTTGATGTACGACGCAGTGGTGGTCAAAATGACTACGGACTATAAAGAATATCTAAGCCAGTGGATAGTTGAAGTTCTAGATAAACCACAGCCGTGGCTTAACAATCTTCCGTCGTGCCCATATGCTAAACAAGCCTTGATCAACGATCGCATAGACTTTAGATCTAGCAATGACTACATAACCGATGTTCATAAGTTATTCGACCAATGGCCCACACAGTTTGATGTTGTGATATTGGTATGCGATGATGGCATAGACTCAGATGTGTTTAGTGAACATGTGGCTACCCTCAACAAACAATATGTTCCATTGGGATACGCTTGTCTAGAAGATCACGTTGATTGTGTCGAAACAGTTAAAGACATTAACTTTAATAATGGCAAGTATAATCTTATACTGTGTCAGCCTTTGAATAAACTCAATGCTGCGACTGTACAGCTACACAAGCAAGGCTACTATGATCATTGGCCTAAAGACTACTATGATCAGGTAGTCAGTTGGCGTTTATCCGGACCCAAGTAATTCAAAACCATCTATAGCAGATTTATATTCTGTGTATTCACCGAGATACAAATATTTATAACCTTGATCTTTGTATAACGCACATTCGTGTTCAAGACTGCGCATACCCAACCTCAGTTTGGGTGTTTCGTAATCCCAGACGAATCTTTCAGCCATAACACTTTTACTGTGTACAAACTTTAATATAAGGCTGTAGGCAACCAATTTTTCATTGTCATAATAGCCAATTACATCAGCATTAGGCATTTCAAACTGTTCTTTAAACAGTGGCATTATGCTTTTGAATTTTTTGTGTGTGCAGTATTTGACATACAGTGCATCTAATTCGTCAAAGTTAGGATTCGTAATAAACTTCCACTCGTCGATTTGAGTGTAATAGGTTTTAGACAAATCAATACGACAATAATTTAGGCCGGGCATGCTTTCAATATTTCAAAAACACTTGCATCTAGTTGTTGTTCAACTAGAGCTCTAGTAGCTTCATTTTCATAAATTCTTAATAAAGATTTATACAACACAATGTTCTGTTGTTGTATTTCCATAAATTTATCTATGTAAAACGGATCAGTGAATACAGGTTTATCAGTCATAATTTTAATATATGTTAAAAAGGTATTTAGGTGTTAGGCCACAGTTAGTGCCAGCATGCCAATACCTACGAGATTCCCATTGAAAGGTATCTCCTTGTTGCTTATTATAAAAAACTTCGTTTTCGCACACAAACACATGACCAAATTGAGGTTGGCCAATATGACAATGCCATCTTAACATATCTGGCTGTGTTAACAATAATTCTTCGTCGTCATGCACATCCCAATGTATAGGTGCTTGTCTACCAGGCCATATTCTGCTGATCCATGACCCTGATTTTGGTTTTATTTCAAAAAAATCACAGAACTTTTCTTCAACGATTCGATCGTAATGTTTGCCAGGAAAAAACATATCCCATTGTATTGTCCCACCAAGTTCAACTATCTTATATCCTTCGTCTCTCCATATATCTGTAACTTGATGAAGTAAAGGAATCGGATCGCCTTCTTTATGAGTAGGTCCATTATCCGGTCCTGGGTGTCGTTCGTAGTCGCATTGTTCTAATCCGTTGATAACATCAGTCCAATTGATAATATCACTACAATTTCCTATAAAGCTAATCATTGGTAATTCCTAAAAAATGAAAAAGATAATACGGGCCTTGCCCAGCGTTGGTTCCAGCATGGTATTCTCGGTAGTGATCCCATCGATATATTTCACCTTGTTCTACATTATAAAAACATTCATTACCTAAGATAAATGCTTGAGCAAATTTTGGTTTATCTATAAAACAAACATAGCGAACAAGTTCTCCCTGTGTTAGCCACTCTTCTTCATTATCTTCTACATCCCAATGATATGGAACACATTGACCTGGCATGATTTCAGAAATAAACACACGTTTGGGATCAGCATTAACTATACTAGCAAATATATCTTGTATATTGCTGTTAAAATGTTCCTCTGGATAATAGTCCCACCATTCGATGTTTTTAAAATCGTAATTGGCTTTTTTCCAGGTACTCATTATCTCTTTATAGTAGCCAAGATTAACTGTAGGATCATCTTCAACACGAGCTGTCACTGTAGAAGGACTATTATAATCTCCGCTACGAGGCACAATACTTTTTATAATATTGTCCCAGTCAATTAACCCGTTAGTAGAACCGATGCGCTTAGGCACTAAAAATTTCCCTGTATATAAATTCCATAGTGTAGTTGCCCCACTTAACATGTTCTTGCATGGAACGTTGAAACATGATTTCTAAATTGTATTTGTTATCAACTATAGCGCCAGTTTCAGCTAATCTAAATTTTGCCGACTCGTGTATAATACCGTCCATGTATTCTGCATCGATATATGGATCGTTAACTGGAACACATCCATACCAATCTATCGTTTGCATTTGCCCATCTTTAATAAAATGGCAATGAGGATACATAGTTAATTTGTATGTTCCAGTGTTATATAGATCTGTCATTATGTACTGAAGTTGATTTTTCCAATCGCTACAATAATTATCTAGTTTTTTACCGCTATAAATAATTTCATTGCACGTTTCCCCCTGCCATTCAAAAAATATTTGTTTTGCATTATAATCAATATCTATAACGGTAGGAGTATATGGTTTGTCTTTGTATTTTAATAAATTTTTTACTTCATTACCAAAGAACCATTCAGTTACTGTAGAAGTATACAGTGTTCTATTAGCATCTTCTTGTTTTTGGTATTTGTTTGACCAATCATAATTAGCACAAAATATCGTACGTTCTGGATTAAGTAGTGGCTCATAGGTTTGTTGAGACATGCACCGTATGCCGTCCTCGTCTAATTTTAAAAAAGGAATCCAATTATTAATCGAAATCACGAACTTTATATCCTACACGAGGTTGATCGCTAAAGAAACAACTAGCGATCCATTTAGTTCCTCGAGTGATCAACCGACTTTCATGAATTGTACTCCAGTTTGTTACTTCATCATAGCACTGTTCAAAGTACAAGAATGAACCTACCTTTGGTTGTATTTCAACATTTAATTTTGGAAAATAGGTTTGGCCACCTACAAAATTGTCATTCAAAAAGAATATACCGGTTCCTACTCTGTCGCCGCCGTATCTGTAATAGTTTATTTGTTTCGGATCGTACGGGTAATCGTGATGCAGATCTAAATACTGCCCTTCGACATAGTTATAGATATCTATAGCTTCAATATGGCTGTACGGAATTTTTGCAGAATTCACAATTGCTGTGGCCAACATATCATAATGATAGGGATCTACTCCTAGACTTATTCCCCTGTTTTCTACTAATTCTGTTACCTGTTGAAAAGATTCTTGTCTACTTTGTATTCCGGAATTAGGATTCATCCCATTTCTAGAATGTCTTTCAATGATACTGTTACATGCTTCTATAGACAATAGGTTATCAAAAACACTTATCCTTGGAATATCTAAATGTTTGTGCTCAACTACCGAGGCCAGAACACTGATGTTGATAGCTTTACTTCCTTCATCTGTTTCTATTCTCTCAAAAGAAACCTGCTGAAGTTCAAACAGTACCTGAGGATCTGCTTTTATATCCCATTTTTCTGCAAGAATAGAGGATCCATCTTTGTCAGATAAGATAAATCCATAATCTTTAGCATCATTAAACCATTTAACTATTCCATATTCTATCATATGTATGTATTTAAGTTGTTAATTTTTTGTTGCCACTTGTGTTTCACAGATGCCAGTATCTGTTGTATCTGGTCTACCGCCCAATCAAAGTTTTTAATATATTGATATTTTTTGTAGCTTTTTTGATCATCAGTATTCATTAATAAAGGATCAAAGTAATCTTGAGGATAATTTTTTAAATTAATTATTGTGCCATATGTCGGATAATACCTAAGATAATTAGATATTTCATCTTTAATTTTTTCTATGTCGTCTTGGGTTACTACGAATTCAAAAGGATCAACTTCATCTGCTTTAATATATCCGAATCTTTCTGCAAGTATAAGGCTTAAAAATGTGTTTAGTCTGTCTGGGCGTTCGACAACAAATATGTCATATATTTTAGAATCTAAAGATTTGTTATACCACTCTTGTACAATCGGTAATCCACTGATATGTGATCCGTGTATTTTTAACACAGTATTTGGATCTTCAATTTTATAGAATGCTTTTTTAATATCACTCTCATTTAAATCTAGATTGGTATGAGAAAAAACTTCGTCTTTAATAATAGCTCTACGACATCCATAAAATAGCACTGTGGCTCGTGTTCTTGGTAAAGTATACAACATTACTGGTTTCATAATTCAATTATTGGCTTGCTGACAATCCAATCCTTTTCTTCTAAGGCATTTTTAAACTTTAAAAACATTTCGTGATTAAAAAAATAATTTATAAACGGTGTTATTTGGTTAGGAGTTTCCCAAATAATTACAGATGACTTTGATATAGAATCCCAATTTTTTGTATGTGGAGAACGTACCCTTACTCTATGATCAATGATAGATTGTCTCCACCATACATCAAACTCGAAAATAAATTCTTCACTGTATTTTAAAAATAGAATCTCATCAATTGCAGAATCAAATTCTTTATAGTTGTGGTACTCTACATTTAAATTAGAAATTTTGATTGAGCATCGTTGCATTTTAATATTGCCCCCATTTTGTTAGATTCCAAACACGTTCATGTACAAAGTACAATATTGTATTAGATATCAACTGTATACCAGCTATACTTCCTGCAATAATAAAATTACCAGATATTAAATAACTGATACCGAACGTAGCACCACTACCAGTTACCCGCCAGCTAACGGCCTTTATTAAACTACGGGTAGCAGTGTCGCTCATTTAAGTCCTAGTTCTTTGCGAATCTTTGTGGCACTGATGTCTGTGACAGCTTCATCAAATGTTTCTTCTGCGTGGGTATATCCTACTCCTCTACCCCAACCGATATGTACGATGTTGGGTACTACCTGTATTTCATACTGTCCTTGGTAAATCGGATCTAGATCACGACGAATAAACGCTTTGACCTTTTCTACTTCAAACGGATTTGATCCTTGCCAGCCTTGTACATCACGTATCTGAATAATCACTTGTCCTGTACGTTGTATTAATCTTTCAAACAGAGCACGATGTCCGTCGTGCCATGGTTGCCAACGACCTAACATCTGTACAGTTTCTCGTTTCCAGTCAAATACAGGTCGGCGACGACGATCAATGATATGCTGGCCAATAAACTCGGCCCACTTTTCTGCATTTTGTTCTGGGACTCTAAAGTCGTAGACCCCAGGTTCAATAAAGGCTGCATTGGTATCTGCGTAACGACTTTCACGAATAGTGTCTACCCAGACGGTCCAGTCTGCTTTAAAGTTATTACGCATTTCAACCAGGGGTGCAACAAAGTCACAGATAACATAGTCACCGCCGGCTTCTATGCTGAACTGAAACATACGCAGACTCTGACGAATGCGTCCATCGTTGCTAAAGTCCCAGTCGTTATACTTGCGGCGGATGTCATCTGCGTTGAACCAAGTTATCTTAGGTTTAAAACCAGTTATGGATAACATCTCAGCGGGACTCAAATCTGCTGTTCCGTGTTTTTCAAGATACTTTTTAAGAGCATCTGCTAGTGTTGTTTTGCCTGAGCCCGGGAGGCCCATAATTAAAATTCGTTGTGTCATTGGGTGGTTCCTATAATCATATATCGTGTGTACAGTGGCAGTTTGAGTTCGCCCGCCCATTGTACTTTTACTTGGCTCTGTTCTATAAAATGTTCTATATCTTTTGCGATACGTACATGTTCTGGAATATCATAATTGTTACTTTGCAAAACTAATAAACTGTTGTGCGGCATACCACTTAACCATAGATCGTATTGATCCTGTGTAATATGTTCGCAACTGGTATTGATAATAACATCGGCATCGCTACGCATGGCACACATGTCTGCGGTCACTGCCCGGAACTTGCCTGCCATTTCTTCTTTCTTATTCATCATTGTAGCAATAGATTCACATGTGGGATCGATATCAACGCTACGAATATTCTTAATGTAAATATCACTCTGGAATAGCATACTAGCGAGTACCCCGACCCAGCCGCCATGAATATCAATGCTGACAAACTTGTTTACATGTTTTCGAAGATTGGCAATCAACCATTCTTTGCTTTTAAGTTGGCCTTGCCAAAATGCATCCATAGTACGCATAGGATCAGGGCTTTGTCGAATAGCCTGCATCCAGTAATGTAAATGTTCTAGATCTATTTGCATTTTGGTATCTTAGAATCCGC